CGATCCGTTTCCTCCCTCTCATCTTTAGACAATGAGGCCCAGGCCTTCTCTGGGAGATAGCGTTTAGTATACCCTTTTTGAATTGCTTTATCTGTCATGATTAACCCATCGTCCCCATTGTTGCTTGCATGATTATGTATTTAATTTCATCTGTATAGTTACTATTTTTAAGATCAGACATTTTAAAGGGATACTGAAACTCAAGTGCAGCTGCCCTTAATTGAGGATTTGTTGCTTGATTGGCATACGCTTGCATTAGACGCTGATCCGGAAAAACGTCTGGCGTATAACCAGTTTGCTCGCTTAAATATTTACCCGCTAACTCCATTATTCACATTCTCAATAAATGACGTTTATTTAGAATCTTTATATTTCTTGGCGGCAGACTTAGCTTTCTTTCGTTTCTCATATTCATCTTTTGTCATCCACTTTTCTTTGCCCCATTTCTCAAGTGACTTCTGTTTTTCCCCTTTGCCACCTTTATATCCACCACCCGCTTCTTTGTACTCAGAAGCAAGAAGCTGGGCTTTGCGTGCACTCCACTGACCTGGTTTACCTCCCTTAGAACCTTTCATGATACGGTCTTTAATCCGTTCACGAAGCTCAGGTTTAGAATACTTGCTGTCGTCTTGAGCCATCAGGAGACAAACTTATGATCAAAACCAGTTCCGACGGGTATGCCTCTAGCAGCATTTTCAGGAAAAATTTTCCTGTCAAATTCATATCCGGGCATGCCTTGAGGAATGCCTAAACCTCCTGGTTGCATCGGGAACATATGATCAAAACCAGTTCCGACGGGTATGCCTCTAGCAGCATTTTCAGGAAAAATTTTCCTGTCAAATTCATATCCGGGCATGCCTTGAGCCATTTGCATCCCGCTGATATTACCTGCAGCACCGGGTACCATTGCTTGGGGTAGAGAAAAGGGAATGTTTTCTTCTGGAGGAAGACTGGGATCACGCCTACCGCCTTGCTTTAATTTACGCATGTTAGGCAATAATGGCCTTCCTACTGCTGCACCCCCTGGAATGGTAAAGCTAGTAGAAGCAAGATTAATACCTGGTGAACCAGGGAGAGCACTGTATCCGTAAAGTCTCATGTAAATATCCTCATATCTAATAATTCTATCTTTAATTAATCATTGGCTGTTGCAGGATCATTTAAACGTTTAAGAATAATTCCTTCATCTTTGATACGCCAGTCAAGCACGTCACCAACCTGCCAACCGAGAGTATCAATTAAATCATCGGGAAACTCGATGAATAAATCACCGTTTTCAGCTTCTTGAACTTCGATGATGTAATTAGTCATCGTAATAATTTTTCAATCATCCTATCAAGTTTAGTATTGATTTCCTTGAAATGATCATGCATCTGTTGAATTTCTCTAAGGAAATCAACCTTCAACACGTATTCAATTGGCATACGTTTGACTTGCTCTTCAACCTCGTGAAGCCTCATCTCTGAATCTCGCAAACGCTGATGTGTCTGATGAAAACGGTCATGAAAGCGAGACATCAGCTTTGAAATAGCCCAACCACCTCCTGTGATTGCGCCAATGACAGATGTCAAGCCCAAAGCAATGTACTCTGGTCCCACAACAATAACTAGCTTCTTTTCTATATTGTAAGTCTTAGTAATCCACTTGAAGTTTGCCGCGTTTCATGAGACCATTTATCAACCAGACGAGGGCGTCAACGCAGTCGTCATGGGAACTTACACCGAAGTTTGTCATCTCTTCAAATAACACAGTGAAGTTCCTGTAACGATTAAAAACAACCTTTCGATCCTCAAAAAGTCCCATTACACCACGGAATCTGGCAAGTTTATCTGCACGGAATCCTTTGACTGCATGCCATACCAAGTTATATAAATTTTCATTATTTAAACAGATTCTCTTGAAATCAGCTTCAAGTGAAGCCTGGTACGCAACAGCTTCTGAGTAGATGTCGCAGGTAGAGAAAGTTGGGAAATAGTTATCATTTGCATCCTTGCCAATAACAGACCAGTCATATAGCAGTTCTTTTAAGGCATCAAGTTTCTCAAGATTGCCCATTGCTCGCATACGTCTGTAATCAATGATGTGGATCTTATCGCCAATCCTTCCGCCAAGGACGAATACTGTGTAATCGTTTTTCTCTTTTGTACCAGCGGATAGATCCACTCCAACGCCAAGGGTATCGAATTCTGTTGCGATCTCAGCCTTGACAAGTAGCTCTGGCGCCAGGGACAGTTCATTCTGTCTGACGATCTGATTCATGTACTGGAAAGAAAAAGCAATAGGTGCTTGCCGTTTCTTTTCTTTCAGGTATTCCAAGGACCACATCTCAGGCCAGTAAGATTCTTCCTCACCCGTTTCCTCATTGTTTTGGATTGCTGACAATACAAGCTGCATCCAATTGTTTTGTGGGCAGAAAGTTGTTGCATGAATATCGTCATGCCTGAATCTTGTGCCAAGACATATTGCCCTGCCACCTTCAAACATCGTTGGTGAGATAACTGCGTTCCAGTTATCCTGCATTGTTTTACGTATGTCGGGATTGCCAATATCTGCAGAGCTCTTGATAGGGTCGTCGATTATACACAAATGGGATCGTTTAGAGGTAACTGAACCTTTCAGGCCTGCAGCGCAGAGAGTAAACTGTTCTTCACCTGTAGTATCAATTCCTGCAAACTTGTGATCAATAGACCAGTACTCATTACTTGTTACATTCTTGAGTAAGCGAACAGACGGAAACACGTTTTGATATTTTTTGCTATCAATAATACGTTTGATAGTTGCAGATTTAGATCTTGCAATATCAACTGTGTAAGACAAGTAAAGAATTTGAAGGGGTTTCTTTGCTGTTGTATGTACACCAATTGCCCATGCAGTGAATAAACCCAACACGGTACTTTTGGCCGACCCCCTGGGACCGAGTAGATCAATATTCGGTCCAGCAATTTTTACAAGACAATCAGTATCTTCGTTTGTTACTAATTGCTTATGCCATTCTCTATGGTGATTTGCTGGTGGCTTATCCGCTACGTATTCACAAAAAAAACCAAAGTCTTCTCTTGCACGCTCCAAGAGGTCTTCATTCTTACTTTTGCGGATCTTGTGCTTTTGGATAGCAGCCTTTGCATTCCGCCTGTAAGCAAGATGAAGGTGAGAAGGCACTGGTTGATTTAACTGCTTGTTAAATAATATCAGATCAATATGCTGTTTTGGCCCCAGCTGTTACTAACCAGTTGGTTAAAAGCGTTTGTGGCTTTTTATCTTTCCTGTGAACTAAAACTAGGATCTTGAGCAATATAAGCAAGCTGTTTTAGTGGCGCCTCTACATTCATGTATTTGCCTGACAACGGCACACGAGGAGAAGCTGGCTTATAGCTAAACATTATTTTGTCTCTTTATACTTTTTGAATTTATTGGCTGCCTTTGATGCACGCTTAGCTTTAGATGCATCCATTGCATCTTTACGCTTTTCGTTATCATTTTTGTCGCTACCGTCTTCCTTCTTGGAATTTTTATTCTTGAAATATTCAAGAAGCTGCGGTGGCATTTTTTTCTTGCTCATTGTTTCTACTTGCGTTTAAGAGTTGTTGAAACACCTCTGGGTCAGCTTGAGTTGTTTCAGTACGATTTTTCTTAAGATCATCTATCATTCTAATAAACTTATTCTTATCAATTGGAAGTGTCGAGTTTTGTTGTTCTTCCATAACTTAATTATTCTTCAAATTGTATTTTAGCCCAAACGGACATAGAAGCCTCTTGCAGTGGTCCTTCCACAGGATCATCCTTAAAGATCGCTCCAAGCTCTCTGAGCGCCCTGTCAGCCCCTGCCATAAGCAATCCCTTGCGGTCTTTAGATGACAAAAATGAATCAACCTGTGCGATGGTGCTACGTAACTCTTTTTGCATCGCAGCAATGCGAGCAACACCAACATCACGTTTTATTGCAGAAGATTCAATGTCAACTCTTAATTTGCGTATATCTTCTTGCATCTTCTCGATCTCATCCATCAAGATTGCAAGATGATCAGGTTTGTCAAACTTACGATGCAACCATTCATCTACGGCAGTAATGCTGCCGCCATAACCAAGAAAACGTGCATAAAGATAGACTTGAACAGCAGAGAACATTTCCTCTGCAAAAACATAAAAAGACTCCTGGGACGCACTATCTAGATTGTCGTACCAGTGTTCAAAAACTTTAGAATCGATAAGCGCGTTGGGCCTGCTCGTAATCTCTTGCTTCGTCTTGCTGAGAGAATTCTTGTGCTTGAGCTGCAGATTCCCTTTGCTGTCTTCCTTCTTCACGCATCTTCTCCTTAGTGGAACCAACAGAAACGTCTTGGAATACTTTAACAGCAGCCGCAGCTTTTTTTGCTTTATCTTCGTCGAACAAAAAGTCGTAGGTGCTATCCGGTGAATCCGGAACAGAACCAGCTTGGTAAGATTGAGCAGCCATAATTAAATCTTTTACGCTTATTCTACCTCTTTTGTTTTTTCTTCTGCTGGTTTTTGCGCATCTAACAAACGTTGACGTTGATAATCAAAAGCTTTTTTGGTAGCTTTTTTATACAGACTCAAATCTTTTTGTAGACTTGAGTCTGTATTTGTTTTTTCGTCTTGCCGTTTTTTCACTACATCAGAAATTGGACATCATGCTGGCGAGACCACCGGCATAGATATCTTTACGGCCCTCTTTTGACCTTTGCTTCTGTTGAGTCATTTTAGATGACGTAAGACGATTCAACAGGTCTTGAAACTGATTTAAATCTTGATCGGTAAAAGTGCCTCCAGTGGCACCTTCTTGACCTGAGTCCATCCCGCCAAAATAAGGATTTACTCCAAAATAATTCTGATGTGGCGTAGCCATTGCCTTAAAAGCATTTACAAATAAATAATAACATAAACAAATCAAACATAATTTAAAAACCCCAAATACCACCTAGCATCCCAGCCATGGCACCCATCTTACCAAGTTTCTCTTTGCTTTGTAAATCAAGCTTTTGCATATACTTAGAAGCTTCTAGCTCCATATTTTTAATATCGCTGTCAATATTTCCTTGTAAAGCAATAAGATTTTGTTTTAGCTGAGCATCAAATTCAGCTGCTGTAGAACCAGTTCCTGTTGCATATTCAATTGCTTCAGCACCTTTTCTTAACTCATCTTTGCCAAAATCTTTGTAATGTTGTTGGCCCCACTGAGCTTTGTTTTGCGTTCCACCTGAAGCAACATAATCTTGATATGCTTGAGACAAGTCTGGACTTGCATCAACATACTCTGTATATGCTTTAAACTTTGATGGATATTGAAAACGTGCTTCCGTACTTACTTTATCCTCTAGGCCAGGTACAAACGGAATCTTTGACCCAGGCTTGAGGGAGCCTGAGCCTGTAAAATCAATAGATGGATTCAAGTCACCGATAATAGGCATTTTATTACTGTTCTAGTATTCTTTTATTCTAAACTACCCCATCTGATAGTTAATTGGTGAAAGCCTTGAAGAATAACGCCCTGTCTTTGCTCCAGAAACATCTCTAACGGGCTTGCCGTAATATGAAGACATTTTTGTTTCTTCATCAGTCATTGGTCCTGTTGTTTCTAAATACTGAACAGATTCAGGCCTCATGGAAAGCTGTGAAGTAACAGAAGATGTAATTTCGGAAGGTGTTTGAGCACCACTTAAAGCTAAATAATCATACACATCTTGTTGCTCTTGTGCACCAGGCTGTCTACCTAAAAGAGCTTGAAAACTATCTTTAATTGTTCTATTGGAGAAATCCTCCCATTTTTGTGGGTCACTGATTTTATAGCTATTTAAAAGATTTTGAAAAGTTTCAGGAGTGTAAGCGGGTTCGTAGTTTCTGAAAAATTTTAAACTAGCCATGTTAAACAACTCCTCTATAACGTCCTGCTAAAGAAGACATGTAGCCAGCTTTAGCGGGTTCTTCTTGTAAGAATATTATATCAGAAAGATCTCTTGCTTTTTCTCTAGTAGCAAATGGAGAAGTTGCTGCTAGCTGGTAGTTAAATGCTTCGCCAAAACCTTGCCTTGCTAAGTCAGCTTCAGGAGCAAATAAGTTTAAACCAATTTGTGTTTTTGTTGCTCTACGCTGTTCTTTTAATGCTTCTGCTCTTGCTTTTCGTTGTGAACTGGCTCCAAAAGCATTACCAAGTAATTGAATACCCGCAGGAATTGCTGTTAATGCAGCAAGAGGACCAAAACCTAAACCAGCAAGTCCTCCAGCGGCACCTGCGGCACCTGCGGCACCACCTCCAGCGGCACCTGCGGCACCACCAAGAAGACCACTCAGGCTGCCTACACCCCCTAAAACATCTCCAATACTTCTTAAACCACTCATTGTAATATGCTTTTTATTTATTTATTCTAAACTATTGCTATCTAAAATAATTTCTATTAGGAATTTGCGCGGGTGTTCCAAGGCGTCTTAATGCATCAAAACGTTCTTGGTCATATGCAAATTGTGCTTGCTGTGCCCTTCCAAAAGCAGCAGGAACATCTTTTAGCATAGAACCTGCAGCATTGGCAATAAGGCCATATTTCATTGCTGTTTCGCCACGCTTTTGAAAGATTGGCTCATACATTGAAATCAAACTCTGATGATACGCAGGGTCTTGATTCATTAATTGTGTCGCAAGATTAGAAGCGGCAAATGTTCCAAAAAGTCTTTGATCTTTTGGTAAATCTTCTAAACCAAGCATTGAAAAGGCTTGCTTCATGTAGTCACTATATGTTGGTGACGCGCCAGCGATAGAAAATCCGTTAGTCATAATCAACCAAAGCTAATTGAAGGTGCTTGAAGCACATTTGCAGCATAAGGATTAGCTGTCATTGCAGTATTAAGAGTTCTAAAGGCTCCTTCTTGTGCTCCAGTGGCTAACTTACCTGCTGTAGCTAAAGTACCAAGCATTGCAAAGTTTTGACCCATTGTATTAATCATTGATTGTTGGCGAATAGCTTGATTTCGCTGGAACTGTTCAGCAAGGGGCATCAAACGCTCTTGAGCTTGAACTGTTAAATCAATATCATTTTGACGGAGATCTTTGGTTGCTGCAATATATTGATTCATTCCAGCCTGACCAAGCTCCATCTCAAGCTGCGCCAATCGCCTGGCAACACCTTCTTGTTCAGACAAAGAGCCTTCTTTACCACTGATAGCTTGACCTGTGCTTTTAGCTTTTTGTGATTCAGCGGCTGCACCAGCTCCATATCCAACTGCTGATGCTAAAGCTGGAGCAAGATAACCAATACCTTTTGCAATAGGATTAGGACTAGCCCTTAAACCAGAGGTTAAAGCAGAAGTAACTCCGCCAAGTGCAAGAGAAGCTCCTCCGCCAACTGCGGCCTCTAAGGGACGACCTTCCATTAGGCTACCTACTGCCATTGTTGCGGCAGGAGCCAAGGTAGCGCCTGCAAGCAGTGAGCCACGGGGAAAAAGAACGTTACGTGCACCAAAGGGGGTAATCATTGGAATGCCTCCCCTGCCTTGAGTTAATGAACGAACGTTGGCATTTCGCCCCTGTCCACCAGTGGTAACATTTGCCATTCCCGTTGCACCACGGCCTGCATCTGTTGTGATACCAGCTCGTTGCAGGTCTTCCGGAGAAAAGTCACCAGTAATTACTGGGCCTTGACCACCACCTCCAAACATTCCCTGCAAACCAACTGCCTGAAGAAGTTGCTGCATTCTGTTACCGCCTTGCTGAGGCATTACTGTTGGCATTTGGCCAGGCCTTGCAGCACTACCACGGCGGCTGTAATTTTGGTCCTCGTTTTCTATGTTGCCGGTAACGCGAGCCATTATTTAAGTTATTGTTTCCAGTAATTAGATTCTAACATTACATACCTTGGGTATATTCTTGTACCGTGGGTAATTGTGATTGACCTTGTGTTGCAAGCATTGCATTAGCAATCTTACCC